GCACAGAGGACGTTGCAGAGACAGCCGGTGGTGCGCTGTGTAGAGCAGGTGCGGTGGTGCGATTGGCTGCGGCTGGCAGCACGGCAACGGATGGCGAGAATGCCACGATCAACGTGGATGTGCTTGGGTTGGTGTGGACGCGCCAGTTGGATCCGTGTTCCGGCGTGGCGAAGCAGTATTTCACGGTAGACATTACGTCAGCCGCGACGACCGTGATCACACCGTCGCTGTCAGGGTCCGGCAACTACTGGCACATCTGCGCGATCAATCTGGTGACGACCGGCGCGAACAACGTCAACTTGGTTGATGACAACTCAGACAACTGCGGATCTGTCACGGCATCGCTAATGTCAACGGGTCTGGCCGCTGCTGACGGATGGGGCTTCGGGGCCAATGGTGGCCTGACGCTTGGCGGTGGCCAAGGCGCGGTTATGCGCTCAGTGACCACGAACTCCGTGCTGTGTCTCGTGACCAGTGGGACTACTGAATTACACGGCACGATTGTGGCCGTTCCTGCTCCATAGGAGATGTCGATGAAGCGGATTCTCGTACTTGCTGTCCTGTTCCTGCTCGTCGGCCGCATCGCGTCTGCCGACTACACCACGCATCAGATTGTCGGTAACGACGGGAAGATTATCACCGTCGCGTTCAATGGGGTTGGTGAGGCAGAAGCACGACTGACCTATACCGTCTCTCAGTCGTCCACCTTTGTCGGCTTCCGAACATGGGTTGGGCAGCAATTCCTGAACCTGAATGCGTCTGTTGCGGTGTCTAAGCTGGCAGCGGTGCAGGTCGGGCAGACTGTTGTCCCAATCGATCCGACCGTGCTCACGGCTGTGGAGATTGCGGCCAATGCGTGGGGCGCGAAGATTGCCCTATTGGAACTCAATCAGAACAAGTTGGCGCGGTTCACGGCGCTGGGTGTCACACCATCAGGTGCGCTCCAGACGGCCATTACCGCGCTCAATACGCAGATTGGCACGCTTCGCACCGAGATTAACGCGGACTACAACGCGGCCGATGGTCCTACCCGCGCGGCGATGAACGGCAAATTCTGATGCGCCGACTACTCCTGACCGCGTGTCTGGCGCTGTGGGCGTGGCCTGCTTTCGCGCAAGTAGTCGCCATAGGGATTATCGAGTCTCACACGGTAGCGGCCACGGCGTCTGCGTCAGAGGCGTCTTTCGATTTTGCCGCCACAGATATAGGCACGTCACAAGGGGTGTTTGTGTGCGTGATCGGCTTATCAAGTGCCACGGTCGATGCGACGAGCGTGGATTTCGTCAGCGGCCCCAATATTCCCGCAGTCGCAAGTGCGACTGCTACAGACACGGTGTCAGAACCCGGATTCGCGAAGTTGTATTTCCTTGGGTCTGGGGTACCAACCGGCACCCAAACCGTCAGGGTGACGAGAAACAACAACGCCAATCTGCTGTATGCGTATTTGGGATGGGTCACTGCTGGCGGGAACACCCAGATCACAAACGCGCCTGTTCTATTGAGCGAGGACGGTGCGCTTGCTGAACAGAGCGTGGATGATAGCTCCCCAGGCACGAACAGCATGCGGTTCGCCTGTGCGTTTTCTGGATCATCGTCCGCGATTGGTGCTGGGGCTAATTCTACGGTTGGGCCTGCACAAGATTTAGGCAGTGTCGTGGCAGGGTCTGTGTTCGAGACCACGGCAGGTCAAGGGAGCAGGTCTATCGGGTTTTCTGTGACATCGAACGGGCGGGCGGCGGTGCATTTCGCCATTAGTCAATCCGCCGCAGCAGGCACGAATTGCGGTGACGGTCTTCTTCTTGGGGTGGGCAGATGCAGATAGTTGTAATTATTCTCGCGCTGTTGGTGTGGGCCGTTCCTGCGTCGGCTGACATCGTTGTTACGCTGCCGATCTCTGGTGGCTCGGTGACGTTCTCGGGCTCACCAACGCAAGGCACGTACGCCAATGGTGACCCGTTTGTGGTGGTCGGGGGAGGCACGACCACTATTGTTACGCGCACAGGCGCGGACACAGTCACGCCGTTCACGAATGGGTGTCAGATCAACCCAGTGCCCCATGCGCCCACAACGTTGACCTCTGCGAAATCCGGTGAAGTGTTACAGGGGTTTGATTCGCGGACGCTGTCGTACGCCTACACGGACACGTTAAACGTGTGTGATTCGTTCCCGTCTGCAACGATTGCGGCGGGGTCATCGATTGTGTTTGCGACCTCGAATAATCCGACTGGTTCATGCCCAATTGCGCCAGGATCGAACTCGGTCGCGTGTATGCAATACGCGGATGTTGTCACCATCATCTCTGCTGCGCCAGCGTGTGGCAATGGCTGCGCGTGGCGTCCACCATGGGCTGGCTCCGATAAATCATTTCCGAGTGGCATCACGACCAAGAGCCAGATTCGTTACAACGTCCTGCACGACTACACCAACTCTGGGGCCATTTCTAGCCTCGCCACGATTGAGTCGAATTGCTGGTTCCGTGGTCCGCTCCTGATTCTGGCTGGCAAGGGCGCGGATGGGTGGACGGATGCGATGCCCAGTAGCTGGTGCAACACACCCATCATCGCCTATGGCCGACAGATCCAGGGGGCCACGCTGAATGCGATGGCTGCGCTCAGTCAATCAGCGACTGACGGCCAAAAAGAGGTACTGGCCATCCGCATGTCACAGATGGCCATTGATCTCTGGAGTCAGTATCGCGCGGGACAGTATTTCATCGGCATCGCTGGATGGTGCTGGCCGGCGAAGGAACTCATCGTGTTCGGGGCGTCCCTCTTGGACAACGCAGACATGATGTCTATCGCTCCGAATGCCGTGTCTGGAAATAAGTTCTGCACGAATCTCCAGTATGCCACCATCACGCAGGGCATCATCGATACCACGCTGCAAGCATCGTGTGGTCATAACGGCACGGCCACCCACTTATGCGTGGACTTCACACAGGAGATGCTTAATCGGGCGCAATGGTGTGCGGACTGGTCGAATGTCCCGAAGTGCTCTGCGGTCTGGAATCCCACCTATGCCTATATGCCTGTGGAGGGGCCGGTGGGAATAGCCGTGATCTTGTCGGAGATGCAGTTAGAGGAGGAGCACGGCAATTCAGCGTATTTCCAGTATCTGCTGAATCGCAACAACAACTGGGGCGACAACCGCATCATGACCCTGTGGAGGGCTCAGTTTACTGGCGAGTGTTACTCTGGGAACCCTGCCTCTCAGGGGGTGCCTGACGACACGGCGTGTGCGCTCTTTGATACCTACATCAATGAGGCGTCTATTGACGGGTCTCTTGGGAGTGCGCCGGTCACGCCGAATGAGCCACCCACGTCTGCGTTGACCACGCCGTCATCTGCGGCTACTCACTACACGTCATCGGCCACAATTGCCCTTGCTGGAACCGCAGCGGACTCTGACGGCACAGTGACCGGCACGGTGTGCGCGTCTGACAAGGACGGCAGCATTACGAATACCGGGACGCCAACCGCATGGGCCTGCACACCGGATCTGCCGTCGATGAGCGTGAGCGCGATTACGGTTACGTCCATCGATGACGACACGGATACGGCCATCATCCCTGTCAGTGTGTTGCGTGCGTCCAGTACCTGCACGGGTCTATTAGATACGTTCACGCTCAGCGGGTCATGGGCTACACCTAATCCCCATTGCTGGGTCAACATGGTCGGCTCGCTGTTGTGGGAGAACAACCACCTTCGGAGTTCTACGAACGCGCGCAACCTGTTCTACTTCAACAGCGCGATCAATAACGATCAGATGGCGAGTGTCACCATCGACGTGACACCCACGGATAACGTCTGGATCTACCAAGGCGTGCGCGGGTCTGTGTCTGGGTCAAACTACTCAGGGATGGGTTGCACGGCACAGAACCCGATTAGTTACATAGCCAAGTTCATCAACACGAATCGAACGACCTTCGCCACGATCGATATGACCACCACCCCGTGGGTGTCTGGTGATGTGGCGTCGTGTCGAGTGATTGGTCAGGAATATTGCCTACTGAAAAACGGTGTGGTGCAGGGCTCGTGCGCCACTGACGGGTCCAGCTCGTTCACCAGTGGCTATGCGTGGGCTGGCGCATGGGGCACCGCTACTGGGTTTTCGAACTTCGTCGCGACTGCGCAGGCTGGCGGTGGTGACATCATCAGCCCAGTAGCCGCGATTACGACACCTACTGGCGTCTTGCAAGTCGCGGCGACTCCATACACATCGATGGCTGGCACGTTCAGTGATGCCGTGGGTGTCGCAACAGGCACATGGAGAGTCGCGGAGAACCCCAGTGAGAACGGGACGGTGACGCCTAATTCGGCGTTCCCGTCCACGAGCGGGACATGGACGATTCCAGGCGGAGGAATCGACCTGATCTCTGGCACCAATACGGTTCAGGTCACGTTCACTGACGCGGCGAGTAACAGCACGACCGTCTCCGAAGTCATCTCCTACGTGCCTGCGTCAAGTGTGGTGGCGACGTTCACCTACCCCACGGCTGACGCGACGTGGACACAGCGCGGCCGACTCGTAGACCTGATGGGCACCTTCACGGCGGCTCAATGCACGAGCGTGCTGTTGACTAATGTGACTGACCCAAACCCAGTCATCGGAGGTACTCAGGTTGTGGCGACAGGGACCGACTCATGGTCGGCCCGTGTCGGCCTGCTTCAGTATCGCGACGAGTTCGGAGCAGTGTCAGGACTCAACGACATTGAGATTTCCTGCATGGACGGCGCAGACGGGACCGGCACGTCACTGCTTACCGTCCATAAATACGTGACCTACATCCCCTTGAAAAAGCGGCGATGAGTCCGAATCCCATGAGCAGCATCGTGGACGGCTCTGGCACCTTGGTTGGTGCGGCGACTGCCAGTGTGCTCGCGCTGGTGAGTTCTGCGGTGTCCGTGGCCCCAGCACGGCTGAAACTGGACATCTGATGAAAGCTTGCGGTTTCGGCTGGCCGGCGCGCATCGAACATGACCACTTCGCTGATGATGTCATAGCCGGTGAGGTCTGGGACCGCGTCAAGGGATTCGCTGGCGAGGAAGCTGCCATTCGTCGGGCTCCAGATGCTCAGGGCCAGCCGCCAGTTCTGACCAATCGGCAACAGAGCGGAATACGACGATTCGCTGAGTTCGCCTCGGTTCACGGCAAGGGTCAGATCGCCGCCACGCCCAGAGATGAACGCATCACCCTGGCCCAGCTCAATGCCGAACTCGGTGATGGCGTTCAGGTAGGTCATGGCTCCGTCGCGGTCCCAGTAGACATCTTCACCCTCGTAGCGGTTGCGGACGCCTGGAGTCTGGGTCTCGAAGGTGTACCACCCAGACACGTTGTCAGCGGCGAAGTTGAACGTGATAGGTGCGGCGAAGGCCGCAGATGGGATGCAGATGCAGAGTAGCGCGAGTGTCATTCGTCGCATAGTCGCCTCCAAGGTTCGCAACGGTATCACAGTTCTGTTCGTCTTGCTTGCCTCTTCTGTCTATGCACAGGAGACACCAGTAGCTAACGAATTGGCCGCGTGCAGAGAACAGGTGGACAAACTAGCGGCTCAGGTGGTGATGATTCGCCTGGAATATCTCAGGAAAACAGAGGAAGCCAAGGCGTATCAGGCGGCAGTTGACCAGCAGGCTAAACTGAAGGCACCAGCGAAACAATAGCGAAGGCGGGGCCAGCCGAGATGACACCTCAACCGGCCCCTGAGCAAGAACAGCGCAGGGTCAGTGCGATGCCCCTACCTGTCCACTACTTATATCGCAAACCGAACCAAGGGGCGGTCATGGCATGGATCCACAGCAGCAGTCTCAATCACAGGCCAGCAGTGTGGGCAAAGAAGACCTCTGGGATGTCCGCAATCAGCTCACGTTACTGCTCAAAGACGGATTCTTCGGTCTGAATAACCGATTGGATCTGCTGAATGGACGCACGCGCAAGGTCGAAACGCTCGCGGCCATCCATTCATGGGCCATCGCCATCATCGGAGCTGTGGGGCTGGCGGTTCTTAGCGGCATGGTTGCGCTCGTGGTGCATGTCTTCACCACTCCCTAGCCGTGAAATGGCAGAGACCCCGACCTATGCCTTGGTTATGCGGAAGCATAGCAGGGGCCTCATCACCCTCACGACGCTAGATCATCTTGACTTGGAAATCAAGCAGGGCGCGTGGGTGCTGGGACGTGAAGATGAAGAGTGCATGCCGTATCGGGACGAGATTAATCCATCGCAGTCCAACCCGCGCAGAGACGATGGCGGTGACTGAATGAGACAGCCCTGCACCTGTCATCGGCCAGAGGAGCGCGTGTTCAAGGGCGGCTGCTGGCGCTGCCCTGATAAGTTCGCCGCGACTCAGAAGCGGTATCAAGGGTCTGCGTTGTCTAACGCCAGACACAGCCGCCACAACCAATCTCGGAAGGCTCTCAGGGTATGCGTGGGCCACGATCGAACCATCTTCATGCCCACCGAAGCACTCGCGCAAGCCGCTCGTCACTATATCAAGGAGAGTATGCGTGGCTTTAAGCTCCGACAGCAAGCAAGAGGAAAAGATGAAGGCGCTGCTTTGGGCGAAGTTCCGATTACAGCAGCGCTTTGATGTCATCGACTTCAAGCACGACGTTCTGTACCCGCAGATAGAGGCGATGAAGGCTGGAAAGCCTGTCTTGGGCATTGAGGCAGGGTCGCTATTCAGTGTGCGCGTAGTCAAAGAAGACAAGTGATTATCGAGTTCGTCGTTGGGAAGCCAACGTTGGTGTCGAATATCACCATTGAACCAGCGGTGGTGCAGATAGAGTCCAGGCCAATGCGGATCCTCGACTTCGACTGCGAGGCCCGCCCGCTGTCCTGGATCAGTAGCGATTACGTCAGTAAGGAAATCACCGCCATTGCGTGGGCGTGGGTAGGTGAAGACTCTCCGGTGGAGTGTATGACCCTCAGCCAGCGCGGGAACCACCTCCGTATGCTCAACGCCTTCCGCAAGGCCTATGACCAAGCTGACATGGTCACTGGGCACTATATCAGGGGCTATGACTTGCCGCTGATTAACGGGATGCTTTTTGAGTATCGACTGCCGCCGCTCTCAGACAAGCTCGCACAGGACACGAAGACAGACGCGGTGCCACGGGCCGGCGTGTCGATGTCGCAGGAAAGCATCGGGGCCATGTATCGGCTGGAGCACCCGAAAGTGAAGATGAACCAGACGGCATGGAGAGACGCCAACAGGCTGACCAGGGAAGGCGTGGCGCTGACCAAGGAGCGTGTCATCGGTGACGTTATTCAGCACATGGCTATGCGACGAGAGATGCTTGAGTCTGGCTGGCTCAACCCACCGAAGGTCTGGCGGTCCACGAGTGAGCTGCCGGCGTATGTGCCATGAGTAGTTGGACCGACAAGCCGGACTACGAACCTGCGCCACTGCTCCAGCCGGCGTTCTTTAAGTTCGTACGCCAGAACTCTGTGAATGCCGATTGCGCGGTGGCATCGCTGGCCATGATGTTCGGTGTGACCTACGAGGAATCGCTAGCCGCCTGCCTACTTGTGTGCCCGGAAGTCCTGCATAGCGGGATGCAGTTCAAGCGCATGAAGCAGGCGGCAATGATGCTCGGCGGCAAGGTCAAGTCTATCAGGCGCGGTGAATACGACGTCGAGGAAGCCACGGGCGTGCTGTACGTGGAAACCAAGAAGGACGCGCACGCGGTCTACCTCTGGGCAGGGCGAATCATGGAAGGCAACGGCGAGGGCTGGCTGGATCCAGAAGACTACTTCACGCACAACAAGTGGAAGCCTGGATCATTACTGGTGAGGGTGTCGTGAAGAAATCGCCAGAGCCGATCTGCCAGAACCGGCATTGCCTCGAGGATGCGCCAGACATGATCGAGCGCTGGGACCGCAAGCGGTTCATTGAATATACGTGCAAGTCTTGCGGGCAGAGTTGGGTAGTCGCGAAGCCGATGGAGGAATGATGACAGCCACTAAAGCTGTAGCCGGAGCCATTGCCGCCAACCTTGTCACGATTGCGCTGTGGGTGCTCTCGCTAGTGCCGGGATGGGTGGCGATTCCCGATGAGCCCAAGTCGGCCATCATCGCCTTGGTCAGCACGATTATTGGCGCAGCCTGCGTCTACTACGCGCCGAGTAATAGCGTAAAGGTGGCCCAGCCGATGTGGACGAGGCCGCAGGATTGAGAACGTGCGCGTTTTTGGACCTCATCCACATGCGCCCGCACGGTAGCGCATGGTCAAGGGGTCGCACCCAGCCGGCTGCAATATGCCCTCCTTGTTAGAGTAACTGAATAGGATAACACAATGGATCTGATTTTCCTCGTGCTCGTGGCCGTGCTCATTGGCTGGCTGGTCTACGTGTTGACCACGACTATCCCGATGCCGCCAGGATGGGCGAAAGCCATTCAGGTGCTCTCGCTGGTTGTCCTCATCCTCTACGTCTTGAGCCGACTGGTCCCGCTGCCTAACGTGTTGCCATGAATGAAAAATGGCCGGCCAGTTTGCTAATTACCGGCCGACCATGACGAACCCCTCGCAGGTAAAGACAGGATAACACATGCCGTGGACTGTCGGCCTTGACACTGAGCTGCTGTTTCAGCGCATCACCGTGGATGCCGTGGTCATTGTGATTGCGGTGGTGGTCGGCGCGGTCTGCCTGCGGATGTACGTCAAGGAACTGCTGTATGAGCGAGAACGCCAGCGGGCATTGGCTGAGCGGCTACGGCGAGAGGGGCGGGAGTGAAAGCTGTCAGGCCGACCACTAGATCCCTCGGCGTTTATCCACTCCGCCGATTCGTGCACCTATGCGAGCAGTGCCCCACTCGCAGGGATAAGCTTGGCTGCGCCTTCGGCCTGACACTACTGATACTAGCACTCTTGGCCGTTCCTGTGGCCGATGCTCAAGTGTCATGGCGTCCAGGCTTTACCCAGTGCGTCACCAGCCTAGACCCCTCCCAGCCTAACTACTTCAGCAACACCGCTGGCTGCTCTAGCAGTAACCCTACACGGCACTGGCTGGTCGGGGTGCAGTCTGAGGACACGCTAGGCGAGGCCTGCGTAGGGACGAACGCCCAGAGCCTGCCGATTAACGTCGGTGGGCCAATGTCCCTGACCTACGAGCCCTACCAGGGCGCGTGGGCAGCGAGGCTCCATACGGACTTCTGGAACTTCAGGCACCCGTGTGTAGACAATGTGTGGACGTGGTTCTCGATCATGGATCACGCCAGTTCTGGTGGGGGGCCATTACCAAACACGAATGATCTGAGCATCTACATAAGGGGAATCTATAACGAGGTCAGGTCAGATGAGACCGCCCTAGCCGGCATCTCCAGAATGGGAGTGACCTTACAGGGCTGGTGGGCAGGCAAGTCTGTCCTGGTCGATGCCATGCTCTACGTCCACCCAAATTGGGGCGATGCCCACCCAGATTCGGACATCATCCTGGCCATCGAAACTCCAGCCTACTACTACGTCATCGTCAAGGCTGAGCAGTGGCAGTTAAACAGCGAGACCAGTTCCACTATCCACTTCGGCCCGATGATTGACAACCTGATTGCTCGTGCCCTGCTGCCAGATGGCCCACGCACCTGGATCAGTGCTGGAGCCTTCACCGAGACCCACACCACGCCTGAGACCAAAATATCGGCTGGCCTGCTCCTTGAAGATTTTCTACCACTGCCTAGGTAGGGAAATTCTCGCAGGTGTCGATAACCAGCCAACTCTGCACACCGAAATTGTTAAAGATGTAAAAGTCAGCCTCGACGTGTACGAAACAGCCTCATCCACGTTTACACTGACGAAACTTAGCCCAACAGAAAGGTACCCCAATTTGGCTACCCCTGCGCCCATGCGTCTGATTACGTCGAAGGCTCGCGGAACTTCGTCCGTCGCTGTTTCTGAGAGACGGACCCTGCATCAGTTGATAGATCGGATGAGCCCTGATCAGGTCCAGTCGATCTTGTATTGGGCACGTCGATGCCACGACGCTTCGCCAGCGCGAGTAGGCGCACGAGCTCTACGCGGTCGTCGGAGCCGAGATTCAGCACTTCTCGTATGAGCGACTGGTCCGATATGGCCGCTCGGTGAGGTTCTGCGGCAATGTTTCTGAGCCGCCTGTCCACACCATCCCTGCGTTCACGCTTCCGGCGCTCAGTCAGGGCCGAGATTCCTGGCTGGATGAGTTGATAGACAGCGATGCCAAAGAAATCGGCAATCCTGTCCCAGTACTTCATCGGGAACTCGCGCCGGTCCTCCTTGAGTATTTTCCCTATCCACGCATCTGAGCGCCGACACCACTGGGCCAGATCGCGCTGCGTCTGACGCCTGCCTTTGAGCAGCGCCAGCACGTTGTGCTTCATCAGGTCATTGGCGCGCATCACTAGCTGATCCTATTACCGAAACGCATGGCAGAGTGCCAACGCATGAGTTTTTTGCCTCAACAATTAAGTTGACACCCGCGCCAACTCGTATTGTAATGCTTCTCATGAAGTCGGGACCAGAGCAGTTTAAACAGTGGATGGGCCTCCGAGGCTTTAATCAGCGGCTCGTCGCGGCCTATTTCGAGTGGGACGAAGCGTACATCTCCAACCTGATGTCCGGACGCCGGACACCGGGACTGGACAACGCTGTCCAGATCGAGCGCATGACAGGTATCCCAGTTGAGGCGTGGATGGCCGACGAGGTTGGCACATCAGCAGAGCCTGTCTTGGCTGGCACCCGTAAGCGTAACTTGGACAAGGCGTAAAGACATGGACGCAATAGTTAACATAACGCCTGTTCTAAGGCGTTGGTTCGCTTGTCAAGATGCCAAACAGCCCAGAACGGGCCTGAAGTCGCGGTGGGTTCGCCAGATGTTCGCGGCGAAGCCAATATTAACACATTTTCGCAGAGCGCAGGATTAGCCATGCGCTGGCTTCTCAACATCCTCCCCGACATCTTCCTGGCCTTTGTACTGATGGCGCTGGGCATTCTCGGGGCCATCTGCGTGCTCAGCATTGCCGTGCGGTTTTTGCGGTGGGGGCAGTAATGGACGAAACAACTCAAGTCCTGAACGCATACAGAGCCAGCGTAGACGCAGTGGTGGACAGCCTCTGTGATGACCTGAAGGCTGTCAAGGCCCAGCGTGACGAGCTGCTGGTTGCGCTGAAGGCGCTGTTGATAGGCGGAAATCCAGCCGCAATCCAGCGCGGCCTGGACATCCTCGCCAAGTATGAAGGCAAGTAATGCCACGCAACGTATACAAGCGTCGAGAGAAGTTGTCGAAGTTGGAGCAGGGCACCACGCGGCTGGCCACGCGGCCCGATCTGCGGATACAGAAGCGGCATGAGGCGCACTGCCACTTGGCCGTGGATGAAGTCGGTGAGTACGTGAACTGTTACAGGCCACTTGGTGGGTGCGATTGCGTTCTCTCAAAGGAGTAGCCCATGTCACTTCCTGTTTCTGAGGTCGCGCAGAATCCTGATGCACTGGTCGATTTCGCTCGCAGCGAGATTGAGCTGTTCGAGTCCACTACAGGCCGTGATGCTCTCGTAGAGGCCCGCGCCATCATCGAGCAGCGCAGTCCCATCGCCTTCAACCGGCACCACCTGCTGGCCCTGTACGCACTCGCTCACGGGTTCAAAGGGTGCATCGAGGAGCGGGACACGCTCATCACCAATCTGCTGGCCGAACTGCACCAACTCAAGGCTTCGCTCACGGTCAAGGCCACTCACTGGATGCACTAGAAATTGTTTCGCCATCGTCGTCGTCTCCTGGGTCACTACGGTATCAAGGAGCGCGGTATGGATACATCACGAAAGCATGACCGAAAGGAATGCGTATTGAACGCCTTCGGCAGGGCAATTACCGAGGATGGGCACAACAACGGCAGCATCGCGGCCCATGTGGACTGCGATGAAAGCTACATCTCTCGCGTGTTGAGCGGGGCCAGCAACTTGGCGATCTGGTTCGTGATGCGGCTCCCAGTCAGTGTGAAACGACGGCTGTGCTCAATCTGGGCCGAGGACTTGGGTGGGGTCGCGGTCTGGCCGGCGAAGGATGAGAAAGATGCCCTGCAGAAACTGGCCAGTGCGGATCTGTATTTCAAGCAGGCGAAGGCCACGCTGAAGGATGGCGAGCAGAGGAAGGTGGGCTAGATGGAAACCTTTGACCAAGCCAGCGCCCGCATCAAGGCCGAAGTCAGGCGCGATGAGATAGACGAGGCCATGGACCCACGCTGTATTGTCTGCAACAAGGTCATCTACGAGTACACGCAGCGAACCATCACCATGTGCAGTATCAAGTGCCGAAACAAGAAGAAGAACAGGATGGCTCGAGGATGGCCGATTGCGGACAAAGACCAGGGGCCGTGGGTGCGCGCCATTGCGAAGTATGCGGAGCCGACATCGGCGGCAAGCGCAAGACCGCGACACTCTGCAGCCGGATCTGTAGCAGCCGAAAGCGCAGCCGGAAGCAGCACTCCAGGCGTATTAGTCGATTGAGATTGTATGACCACTGAGACCCGCCCATCGGTGCGTGACATGGTCCACGAGATTCAGGTGCGCGTGCTCAAGGGTGGGCTGACGGTAGACGTGGCGCTCGAGGATATGAACGCACTAGGGGCGCTGCTTGGCAACGTGAACGACCAGATTTCAAAGTGCAAAATGGCTTACAACCAGTGCTATCTGCATCACTTCGACGTGGAGGGCAAGGCGAATCGGGCGCGCATCAAGGCAGACACAGGGCCAGAGTATGCGGCGCTCATGGATGCCCAGAACACCAAGGAACTTGTCGTCACCATGATCGGGACGTTGAAATATCTCGTCCGCAACGAACACGAACACATGAAGAATTTTGGAGGATAGATGCCCAAGACAAGCGACATGAGAGAGAGCAAGTTCCTGAAGCAGTCAGACGTGGGTGAGCGCGGTGCATTACTAACCGTGTCTAACTGCATCCAGAAGAACGTGGCGCAGGAAGGCGCTGACCCTGAGATGAAGTGGTGCCTGACGTTCGAGGAGAACGACAAGCCACTGGTGCTCAACTCCATCAACATCCAGGTCTGCGAAAAGGTGTTCAGGTCCGACGACACCGACGACTGGAAGGGCAAGAAGATCGTGGTCTACACCGACCCCAATGTGTCCTACGGCGGCAAGGTAACTGGCGGCATCCGTGTGCGCGCCCCGAAGACCCAGGCAGTAGAGGAACCAGTCCCTTTCTAGGCGGGGTGGAGCTGAGTCATGGGCGCTTCTACTCGTTCTAAGACCAATAAGTTAGTGGTGCTGTCGCCACGCGAAGAGATGGCGTGGTTAAACAGGACCACTGACGAGACCTTGATGCGCGACCTCGAGGCGAGCGCGCGTGAGCGGGGGTTGGTCTACTGTGACGCTTGTGGCATCTGGTTTCAGTCCAATTGTCTGTGCGACCCGCTCAGGGTGGGGGAGGAGTGATGGTGACGCAAGAGAAGCTGAATGAACTCCTGGCCGAGCTGAAGGCTGACGTGGCGCGCATGAAGCCCACTCCACTCAGCATGGCGATGGCTACTGACGTGTTCTGGGCGGCTGACCCGCTGCCTGTACCGTCTAGCGACCTAGACGGACTGTGTCCACATGGCGAGTCTGGCGGGACGTGCCGGCGCTGTTACTACGAGAGCAGTAACGCCTTCGATGCGGCGATGGATGCCATGCACGAGGACAAGGGCCATGACTAGCTTCATGGTCTTCGGCATCGTGTGCGCGGTCCTGATGGTGGTGTTCGTGCTGATTGAACTCGGCTTGAGGAAGGGATCACATGACTACATTGGTGGCATTGCTCTTGACCTTGTTCCTGGCCACGGCTGGCCTACTCATTGCCTGCGTCAAGTATCTGCGCTGGGCCAGAGAATCAGAAGCACGCTGGCGCAGGTCGGCGCGTCGAAGAGGACTGTATACGTAGACCAGTTGTATGCCGAGAACCACCCACGGCTGCATTTCATTAAGAAGGTGATGCGATGAAGGCGTTCTGGCTCAATGGTGGCCTGATGATTCAGCCAGAGAACAGCGTTGAGCGTGAGGCGCTGACGTATCTGCTGCGGATATTTCATCTTGAGTTGCCACCAGAGTGCGACCGGCCCTCGCCTCCGAATCCGTCACTGAATGGCCAAGTAGAGAAAGGCTCGGATATTCAGTTATGAGCCGCTGGGAACTCGGAACGGTGAGACTGAATAAGCGCGTGTCGGTTGAGATCCACCTGGATTGTGGTGGCGATTTGACACCCTCTGAAGTCGATCAGATTGGCGTGCTACTACGTGGTATAGCCAAGGCCACGCAGAAATGGCGCACGAACGTCAGCGCGGCCCCTAAGGTGGTTGTGGTCACACCTGAAACATCTGAATTGAATGAGGCCGTCAATGCGCGCCAGTAGCCTGCTCTGTCTCTTCCTGCTCACCGGCTGTGACCACGCCAAGGCCACGACAGGGCCGAGTGCGGTGGCTGTGCCTGCGGTTACTCAGCCTGCGGCGGCGTGTGTGCTGTTCGATGCTGACCTGTCGATTGATGTGCATTTGGCGAAGCCGTCTCAGTTCCACTCATCGCGGCTCATTCGTGGGTCATCTGTGATAGGCGGCGAGTATGCCGAGTTCCAAGACTTCTTCCACTCGCCAGTCATGCACTTCGCTTCGCTGGCGACACTCAATGCTGGGACGTATCGGATACGAGTGGATGTTGGTGGGTGTTGGTCTAGGGAGCAGGCATTCACAATCACGGCCAACCCGAATGCCTCTGGCGAGGTGGTACCTCAAAAGACACCAACGCCAACCCAGCGCCAGCACTATTCCCAGACCCGCTGTGTGCAGGCCAAGAGCATGGTGGCAGGCATCTCCGAAGTCCTGACGTTCAACGCCCCTGCGGGCTCCTATCGCGTCACAGCCACCACATGGGACAAGTTCCACAAGGCCGGCTATCAGGTGGGGCAGGTGGAGACAGCCATCGTGTCCGGCTTCGGTGTCACCGAGGACATTGGCGACCTCGAGACCAGCCACAGCACGGTATGGACGACACGGCTACCGATTGGCGAAATTAGGGTCACCGGCAACCAAGGCTCACTGCATGGCGATTCTGGCGCGGTCTGCGTGACGGTGGAGGAGCTGTGACGAGAACTATCTGGAAGTTCAACCTGCCCATCGCTGACAGGTCAATGGTCAAGATGCCAGCCGCTGCCAAGGTGCTTACAGCGCAGATGCAGCGTGGCGACTTGTGCCTATGGGTTGATTGTGAACCATCAGAGCCGAGCGAGATTCGGCACTTCGCGGTCTATGGCACTGGCAACCCACTTCCGAATGACATTGGCTATTCAGACACCTACATCGCCACCGCGCAGGACGGGGCATTGGTCTGGCACGTCTACGAACTAACAGGAGTGTGACATGGACAGCCACACCACACACATCAGCATCCAGTCGAGTAAGCGCGATCCCAAGCCGACACCAACTGTGGATGGTCAGTCATTTTGGACCCTGTGCAAGACGCACAAGGAACTAGGTGATGAGGCACGGAAACGCTGGCCGAATGCCACTGCTGGCGAGACGTTCAGTGGGGTGACACTACAGATTGCGGCCGACAACAAGGTGCTGTAATGGACTACGAATCGCTGCCTTTGCCCAAGGTCAATAAGCATGTGCAGACCAAGGCCATGCGCGATGCCTTGAGGAAGCGCATTGACAAGTCTGAGAACCTGAAGGTGAAGGCGCGCAGCGAGGGGCGGTGCGAGATTGCGGAAAGACATCACACTGGCGCTGGTCCACGTTATCGGTGCTATGCAGTGGCGACCGAGGTCCATCACATGATTTCCGGCAGGGGTAGCCGAGCTCGAGGCCCAAGCCTGCTAGCAGAGCACAAACAACATGCCTGTCATCGGTGTCATCAGGCCATCACCGAGAAGAAGTTACAGCGGGTCGGTGGCGAGGCTCCGCACTGGTCAGATTCGTACGTGAGGGTGAAGTGACGTGTCACGTCTGTGAGCGGCGCAAGGCCAAGAGGCGCGCACTGTGGGCGCGGGCGAGGGCTGCAAAGATGTGCCCGAAGTGTGGACGCGAGCGCGTGAGATTTACACTATGCCAGCACTGTAGGCTGATTGACTCAGCCAGTAAGCGCAGATGCTATGCGCGAAAGAAGGCTGCATGATCGCTTACGTCATCACGCAGCCGTGGACAGTATGTCGTCTGTCGTCGTTGCCACATGGAATCGGATGGCCGCCTAGATGAGTTCAAAGAACTCGCCCGACGAAACCATGTCAAGTTTGTGGCCGCCGCAAGGGATAAAGCCATACTACGTAGACGACTCGGTTTGTCTAATTCACGGTGATTGCCGCGAGATATTACCCACGCTGGATGCCGTGGATCATGTGATTACTGACCCGCCGTATTCCATACTCGTGGTGAACACGTCGAAGGGAGCCGGTGACGGCATCGGCAAGGCGCAACGTCGCGATCTTGGGTATCCCGGTGTCAATGACGAACTACGGTGGCTGCTTGGCGCGGAGATAGGACGATTAGCCAGAAGATGGGGGATCGTGTTCTGCGACGCTGAGAGCCTCACGTCATGGCGTATCGCACTAGAGGGCGGAGGCCTGCGTCATATCCGTATGGGTGCATGGGTGTCACCTGCCTGCACTCCGCAGTTTAGCGGTGATCGTCCAGGTACTGGATGGGAGGCATGTGAAATTGTGCATGCCAAGGGGCGTAGCCGATGGAATGGCGGCGGTAAACCGGCTGCATGGGTAATTGACAGGCCAGTCAATGGAAGCAAAGAGCGCGTGGACGCAAATCATCCAACACCAAAGCCGTCAGCATTATTAGAGGTCATAGTTTCTCAGTTCACCGACGAAGGCGACCTGATCCTAGACCCATTCGGTGGAAGCGGCACAACAGCGGTCGCCGCCAAGCGATTAGGCCGTAAGTGCATCCTGATCGAGCGCGAGGAGAAGTACTGCGAAGTAGCCGCGCGCAGGCTGTCTCAAGGGGCGCTAGATTTATTTGCTGGCCAGACTCTACAGAAGCCTAGTCACCAGTTGACAATAGATATTGAGCCATGACCAGAGAGCAGCGGTCAGCCCAGAGTCGCAGAGCCCAGGTCAGCAGGGCTATTTTGATGGGGTTGGGGAAATGATGGGCAGGACGCCATTGAATCATCTGGATGACGTGACACCAGACACCAGAGCCGAACAGGACTGGGACGGCATAGACAGCGTCAGAGCGCAACGCGATGCCGCAGAAGCCGCCCTGGTGCGTCTCAGGTCCGAGTTGGAGCAGTTGGCTAAGGGATGGATAGACCGATCGGATAGGTCGAGTATTAAGCTGCGATCGGCGGCCTTCATGAAATGTGCCGATGATGTTTTCGCGGCTCTCGCGCGTGGAGGTGAGTGAATTTGGGACATGAACAGAGCGATGAACGGATCACGTCCTACACTCCGGCACTGTGGGCGATCCTGTCCGAGGATGATCGCTACGCAGAATATCTCCGAGTTCGATCTGAACTCGTGCATCTCAGGTCCGAGATCGAGCAGGTAGCCACAGAGATGGGCAATAAGGACAACGCAGGTTGGCGCATGCTGCGTGAGTGGTCCCAGCGTCTCTCTGCTCTCGCGCGTGGAGGTGACTAATGGCCGACCCAAAAACCAGTGGAATTGACCCTGTTGGGTGGTTACGTCAGCGCGGCTGGAATCCTGATGGCGGTCGATGGAAGCGGTATCACGGTGAGCCAGCTCGTGAGATGGAAGAAGCCGTGGCGATTCAGTTAGATGATGAAACGCGGAGGTTACTTGGCAACATGGGCCTGCCAAGAACACTACTTGGATCGCTTTATCAGAGGTGAGTAATGGGCGCATTTGATGAAGCCGTGAGAGCGAAGCAGGCAGAACAGATCGCGCGTGCATTCAGGGCTGGCTGGGCTACTGGCTTTCAGGAGTGTGCCGAAGGTCTTGGGTTGGACTGGAACCGCGAGACTGAAGATCGACCAGCCGCCGAGACAGCCGCGCTTGAGCGATGGTTATTTGTTGAGGCCGCATCCAAGGCGCACCCGGATACCGCGTCGAAGGACTAGCCATGAGTTATCAGTGGAATATTGGCGACGTGTTCACGGACGGCACGTACCACTGGAAAGTGGACTCAATCAGTGGTGACAAGGCTGTTCTGCGCTCCTGTTCTACTTCATGGGCCACCACCTGCCTGTTGACGTTCAACGAATGGCGCGAAGGTGGCAGATGGCAACTCGTGTCAAAGGACTAGCCATGTGGTGTGCGGCTGGGAATGATCGGGAGATGAGATGAGCGACGTGGATAAGGCTTATGTTGTCGTGCACAAGTTTATTCAAGGCGTACGACACGGAGCACGTATCAGCGGTGTGGAAGCACTAAGCCTGAAGTCGGTGATTGCCTTGAACGCATTAGAACTACTAGGCGAGCATTTGCGCTTGACTAAGAAGGAAGATGAGGTGCAAGATATGCGGAGTGGGGCAGTAGGCGTAAACCTACCACCCCTCCCCTAAGTCCGCCAACTGTGATTGGTAGCGGGCGAACCTGATTTCCAACTATACCCCAATCACAACAACTAAATAGCCACCGCCGCTAAAAATGCCGGCAGCGAGTGGAGTAATAGGCATACAGGGGCTTGAGGCCGTGGAATTGACGCCACGGAGCCGGGGTCGACACCCGCCAGAGCCTGCCCACCCAGCGACGAGCTGGCGGCAACAGCGTCGTTACGCGATACCTGACTCGTTGCAACGTCGCCGTGGCGGTTGGTCGTTCTCTGTAAAACGAGAAGCGACCGCGTAAGAGACGAAGAACGAAAAGAGGCTTTGAGATGAGCTCATCGGACGCACAGAGCTGGTGCCGACGACTCGGGATCAGAACAACGACAGCGCAACGAGCCGCATTCGTGACGCTCGAACGGGGTCGTCAACGCTTCCTTGTGGACTTCGGATATCAGAATGCGATCGAGAAAGCACGCGAAGTGTGGAAGAAGCGCAAGTCTAAGGAAATTTAGGCCATTTTTACGTGTTGGGAACCGATTGCATGGCAAGAGAAGAACAAGAGGTACAGAGCATGAACCACGGAACCTTGAGCTGTTACACAGGTCGGCGCTGTCGCTGTGATGCGTGCCGTGCAGCGAATGCGAGCAGGACAAGAGACCGGAGGCTGAGTGGGCTCTGCGTTGAGTGCACGCAGCGATCGGTAAATGGGACCGTGAGATGCGCGGTTCAAGGGGCAAGAGAAATGAAGTGGGAAGACTCAAATCTGAATCCTGACAACCCGAATGCTGTGACAGCCTTGAATTATCCAGAGGGCACATGGGTGCCAGCAGATGAATGGCGACAGATCGAGACCGCGCCGAAGGATGGGACGGCAATTCTTGCATATGAACACTGGCAAGGTAAGACTGGCGGCGACAGGTACACCGCTTATTGGCAGGAATGTGGCCATTGGTCACTGGTTCGGTCTGGCGATTACTCATCCGACGACAGGGTCTATCCGACGCACTGGCTACCTCTCCCTGAGCCACCTAAGTGAGCAAGGTTCTCTTTATATATTGGGATGCCCTGTATGGGCGCAAGATGTCAGGGGCCAAGTATCCATTCACCCCAGGCAAGGATGGCAAACTGTTAAAGGATCTGCGTGCCATCTACAGCGACACGGAGATCGAGGCGTTCATGGCGGCATTCTTCACGATGGATGACCCATTCTTCCGTGAAACTGGCTACTCTCTGGGCTGCTTCAGGTCATGCCTGCCGAAGATTATCAGGCACTGCCACGAGAAACTGGCGAAGGCCAAGGCTGCTCCGCTCGAGGATGTGGTGCATTGGGCACAGCGCATGGGGTATTGCCGGCACAAGCCGACCTGTGCCGAGCCTGGAGGGGCGGCGTGCGTGGCGCTGTGGAAGATGGAGAAACGGGAGCAGGAGCAGGCATCGTGAAGAAACTCAGCCAGATCAGCCCATCAGTGGTCCCGCAGTGGACACCATGCGAGCAGTGTAGTAACGGCTGGGTCGAGCAGCGCTGTCAAGATACATGGTGCAGCCTTGGTAAGGCTCATGGGCCACATAGCCACGCCCATAGATGCGCCTGCGTCAAGGCCCACGCTCAGCGTGTAGCCGATGCCCTGAAAGCTCGAGGCAAGAAGTGAGCAAGAAAAGGCCGGCAGGCTGCTACTGCTCAAACTACTTTCTGTGCCCTGTGTGCCTCGCCAAGATTATGAGCAAGCTCAAGTGAACAAGCTAAAGTGCCGTGTGGATGGCAACCAGACCGCCATCGTGATGGCCCTGCGAGCGCACGGCTATTCGGTTATGTCGCTGTCCACAGTGGGCAAGGGCTGTCCTGACCTCCTGGTAGGAGCTCAGAGCCTCAACATCCTGCTCGAGGTGAAGATGCCCAAGAAGAAACTGCGCGTGCAGCAGCAGGCATTTGTGGCAGGCTGGAAGGGCCAATGTGCCACGGTGACGAGTGCGGATGATGCGGTGAAGGTGGTAGACCTGATCGTCAGGGCGAATTGGGAGCAATGATGGAGTTCACGCAAACTTGGACAACGCGTGAGTGGACAGCTTACCGTCGAAGCGTGGCTAATTGCGCCGTAGGGCTCATTGAGCGCGAGATCGAGAAGTGGCACGACAGGCAAAAGACGACTGATGAGTGTATATCCTTTGTTCGTGGGGCTATACAGGGAATACTTGAACAAGCAGACAGGGTGGCCCATGAGAAATAAAATTGCGCCAGTGTACATTCGGGCGATGTTGGACTACTACGCGACTCCGGGAGACGCCGATCAAACGATGATTGACGCCCTTCTAAACAAGGGGCTCATTGTCGAGACCATGCACACCACGGGTCAACGGTACATGCTCTCAATCAAGGGCGAGCGGTACGTGGATGCGCTGTGCGACGTTCAGTTGCCAGAGGGTGTAGGAGTAGTGTGATTGTGTGGGTTGATATGAACAGGGTTAAGCCAGAAGAATTAGAGAGGCTGAAGGCTGGTGCAATCAGCGCTCTCCCGATGGTTGACCGGAGTGGAAGGGTTATCGCTGATAGGGTCGCGTGCTGTAGCAGGTCGTCGCCCAATCAGCGTACAGCCGAGCCCCACACGAGCACCTACGCGGGAACAGGTATCTGAAGATCTTCTTCATGGATGCAATCCTCGCAAAATGTGCAGTGTTCACCGCATGGACCCATTGGGTATTCGTGCTTCTCGCATTGCCGCTTACGCTTAGGACGACCGCCCAGCGTGCCATTAATGCGCGCCGCCAAAGCCTTGCGCTCACTGGTCATCTTGCCCAGTTCGACAGCCGATGGATTCTTACTCATTGGAGTAGCCCTTTCGTCGAAGCCAATTCATCAGCGCTGAATAGTTGGCCGTGGTATAGACGCGAACACCATCAGCAAACACTGAATATCGGTCGCCCCGTGGGAAGTTTGTTGTCAGCACCGTCACCGTCTCAGGTAGCTTCGTCATGAAGAGAGAATAACCCAGCGCTGGGATACTGTCAATAGAGAATCGACAGTGCTATGCAGATTCTTGAAGGGAAAGCGAAAGTGTCATATGACGACACCCAGATAGGCGCAAAGCTCATCAAGTGTGCAGGGTGCGGGAAGGTGAGCTACAACACCAACCCTGATCCAAAGTGTGCGAAGTGTCGGAAGGAGAAGGGAGTGAAGGAGAAATTGACGGCTGACGAGTTTGAGCGTCAATATGCTGAGCGCTCATGTGTGACCGTAGAGTTCCTGCGTAAACAGGGGCGAATAGTGGTGTCATGTGATTGCGACTACGATGGATGTCGAGGATGGAGGTCGGTGTACCGACACCATGTAGAGACCACCAAACACTCAAATAGCCGACAATCCGACACCAAAAAGACTTGACTCTGCCGTCAAATAGTCCACAATAATCTGGTGGTGTGGGGAGTGAAGTTACCCGTCCATGCCGCGCGTCTCCTCTCAGCCTCTCAGCCTCCTAGCCGGTAGGTGCTCGTCACATCTACCGGCGCTTTACCGCATGAAGCACATAGTTCTAGCAGTGCTCAGCTCGTGTTTACTGGTGTGGTCGATTAGCGGCATTGCCTCTGTCTACGAGGCATCAGCAGCCAGCGGAGGCGGCACACCCAAGCTTCAAACAGGGAAAATCTACGATGCGGTGTATCAATGCACCCGTCAAATAGTGGTCACGAGTGAGGGTGCGACTGCGGCTGATGTGTGCTATGCCGAAGCCTGGATCATCCTCGAGGCCGGCAAGGACGGGTGGTACCGCATAGGCGAGCTGAAGTCTGGCGGGGAGTGGTACGCCAACATCAACAGGCTGAGTGCCATTCGGGAGCATGTGCAACCAGCCGAGGTGAGTACCCCGGCTGATGTTGATCCAGGCCCACGTATTCAGGCGCGGCGCTGAGTGGGTGTCGCTTGCAGGCCAGGGTGTTCGATCGCTACCGCTAATCTGGAATAGAGGCCTGTATCCGCAGCATGCGCTAGTCTGAGTAGCGCGTTGTAGTCGTCCACACTAACTGTTAGCTTCAGGATAGGTTTCATGGTTAGTCTCCAGTCAAATAACCGGGGTTAAAAACTTGCTGGGCCGAGGATTCAGGCATCAAATAGATGAAGTTAGGCGCAGCGGATAATGCGCGTTTCAAAGCCGAATCCATGCTCACGGCTTTCGATGTGCTCAGCGAGGTAAGCAGGATCGGACTGATACGGCTCAATGAATACCGCGTGAGCATGTACGGACGTGGAGTGGAACCGTCCTGCTGGACTGATAACGCCGGCAGTGCTCCACACTGAACCGCCATGCCACACTGCGAGACCATGAGCCAGTGCTTCGCGCAACTCAATCTTGCGGTCTACTCGCTGTTGTTCACGCATCTTCGACCATTCCACGAAATTAAAGTCGGTAGTCATTTGGAGTCTCCCTCAGCCTGAATGTTGATCCGGAACTCGGCATACATCTCGAGCAGCTTGAAGATCACGGCTTTGACGGGCATCTGGTCTACGGCTGAGCGCGTTTTGACACGCGCCCAGAGGTCAGGGTTGATATCGCGGAGGATGTATGAGAGCACGTTAGTTGCGCTCCGTCTCAAACAGCAGCGCATTGTAGGCGTCTTCGGTGTAGAGCAACTGACGGAGTTTGGCGGCCTGCTTCTCGATGACCTTGTAGGTCTTCTCAGCCTTACGCGAGTCAGGGTCGAAGCCGTATTCGCTGGCCCATTCCTCGAAGCTCTGAGCATTAACGAAGCCGGCACAGTCAGACGCCACGCAATCCAAGACATCTTCGGCTGTCGGTTCGCGGCACAAGGCTGGCCCCATTGAGAAGAACACGGTCATTTGACGGCGACCGACCTTCAGCGTGCAGCGCCAGTGAGACGAGCCCGAGACCATGTCGGTCATGTTGGGATTAGAATCGGCCCATTCTGCGGTCATCTTGACGTTGTGCGAGTTGATGAATTGACGAAGTGTAGCGGTCATGGGGTATCTCCTGTCTACTCTCTCAGGTAAATGTGTAAGCAGTGCTACGGACTAGGGTTCTATCTCCAAAACGCTGTCGGACGGTGGCGCGACTGGCCTCTGGTCGTTCGGTGCGTACGATGCCGACAGACAGCCTGTACGGAACAACAGGTCGATGTCACTGAACACTTGCTCGAGGGTGTCGCAGTAGAGGGTCACCGTGGATGATTTGCGGTTACCATTGACCACATACTGCGCGGTAGTGGCCGCTTGTCTTGTGCGCGTGATTGCGTGTTGTGTGTAGTCGATCGTCATGGTCAAATACCTCAATTTAAGGCGGTTAATGCGTTCCGCTCTATGCCTCTGTGCAGGCATAGACGCAAAGCACTAGGCCGCTACGTCGTGAATCGGGCGAATGTCAGCGAACCAGAGCGGAGAACCAAATGGCCGGCACTCCAGCAGCTTTGTCAGCGTTCAGGCGTTCATTCGATACTTTCCCGCTTGGCACCGTAGATATGCGCCTCGCGCTGGTGTGTTTGTCTAATGGTCTTTACGGCACGATCTACGGCAGCGTCAACATGCTCAGCAAAGGTGACAAGGATGCGGGTTTCACGGTCTGATTCATCCTCGAATCGATAGAACACGCGATATGTGTGTAGCGTCATGCCGAGATATACTGCAAGATACATGGCCACAAATTCTCAACAACTTACAGAAGAAGTCTGCTAGACAGACGACAAGATTCTGATAGACTGTGGATAACCGCCAGAAAGTCTGAGAATTGGACGAATACGCACTAGAGCTGGAGTATCGGTTCATCAATGGCGACAGCTTGTATGAGACGATCCTCGAAGGTAGAGATCGCATTGTCACCAGTCCTGCCGAGATCCTGGTAGACATCAGCGTGAGTCCAACCGAATCCGTGAGTTACATCATTGAGCGGAAAGAGCTGAACTACCGCAAGGTCACCAGGCGCAAGCTGGAGCCGGAGAAGCTGAGGCACCTGTGAAGATACCGACAGCCACCGAACGCATACGCCGGCTCGAGACCAGCGTAGCCAGACTCGCTGACGCGTTAGGGTTTGTGATGCAGAAACTCGAGCATACCGTGCAGAGCCCCATCATCGGCGGCGAGTCTAAAGTCTTGAGCATGGCGGAGTTATACCGCGTCAATGTCGAGGCAAAGGCCGCTCGAGCCATGAAGGATGCTCAGGCCGAGCTAGGGACAGTTCAGTGAGTGAGAAGCGCTGCGCCATCTGTCAACGTGCCGGCAAGCTCCTGGCGGACCATTGCCATGTGACTGGTGTTCCAAGGGATTGGCTCTGCCGACGGTGTAATAGTGGCTTAGGTATGTTCCAAGACAGCGCGATGCGCCTAACCGCAGCCGCTGCTTATATTTCCAGACACAAAGCCAACCCGAGGCATCCTATAGAGTTTGTCACCACAGAGATTGCTGCCTACCATCCAAGACGTGACGCTCTCAGAGCCCGAGAACAACTGAAAGCCTTAGATAACAACAACTCAATCAATGGCCTTTCAGAAGGGTAGCAGTGGCAACCCTGGTGGTCGGCCTCGAGGCACATCCAACAAGGCCACAGCCGAAATCAGAGAGCTTGCCCAACGACTCTTTGATAAGGATTACTGGATACAGACTCGAGAGTTGATTAGGCAGAACCAACTCCACCCTGCTATTCATGCACGATTACTCGAGATCGCCAGCAAAGAACAGAACGGCGCAGGCAATGGTAATGGCCTCACAGTCAACCTAGGCTTCATGGCTATCACCAACCAACCAGAGCCCAGGCAGCTCCAGAGCCAGCCTGACATAGGCGCCGACAACATCACCAAATTGACCACCAAATTGAGCCCAACCAGACTTGTTCTGCCTCGCGTTGATGACACATAAATAGCTCTTGGCACAGCAACTTGCTGGTTATCATAAGCGGCATTATGCGACCTCGAATCCCCAGATAGCCTAGTTATGCACAGGCTAAGTGCTGAGCGAAATAGGCGAAAGCGAAGGTCAAAAGGCGAAAGTACGGCATATGGCTGGTCAACCTAATTCAAATCTCAGGGCCAGCAATTTGGGTTAGGGCCGGCCGAAGCTGCTCGCCGGGCCTGGATTTTGACACATGGCGACCCTGTTTTATGGGGCCGCTAATTCAACTTACGGGATCTGACGATTTTGTGATCGGTGGAACCATTGAGTGAAAATGCGAAGGTCTCGGGGCCAGAATCTGATAGCGTGGCTGTAAGTGATTCTGTGGCCAAGATACCCACCCTAAGCCAGCGTATGGACCGGCTAGAGGACATCGTTCTGTACCTTACTGATGCTGCCCATGACCGTATTTGCGATCAGCCTGACTGGTGGGTCCCGAGTAGTAAGTATCTGGAGCCGCCGTATGTGACGCCAGGGCATGAGGGGCCGATGGTGGATGCGCCGTCCACGCAGCCATTGGTCTGTCAGCACCCCACGCATCCGCATTTATGACAGCGCGGTCCTGAGTGTGAGTAGCCCATCAGCCTTTACCCTGAATGACGGGGAGGTGTTTTTCGACCCCCATCCGCATCAGGCCCAGATCATGGCGAAGCTGGGGCGAAGGCTGGTACTGGGTACTGGGCCGAGTAAGTATTTCCTCCGAGGGAACCGTGGAGGCGGGAAATCAGTGATGATGCGGGCCTTTCTGCATGGAATGGCCTTGGCGCACCCTGGTTTACGGTACGTAGTCGTTCGTAGGAACAACCCTGATCTGCACTCGAATCATCTGCAGTTCCTCCATGATGAGATGCGGAAGCTGGACGGGGAGTATGTCTCGAGTCCGGTACCGCTGTGTCGGTATCCGAATGGGAGTCGGGGGTATTTCCGTCAATGCGAGGAATTTCGGGACGTCGAGAAGGTCGTCGGGTCTGAGGCGGGGATTCTGTTTGTGGATGAGGCTCCCCAGATTGAATTTGAGTACCTGACCCTCATGATGCCGAGTGTTCGTGTGTCCAAGCGCGCGGACGGTACCCAGCCGTACTTTCCCCTGATTGTCCTGTCAGGAAATCCAACCGGAGCGAGCATCGATGAACTAGACCATCACTTCATCGACAAGGACGTGGAAGGGAACGAGTACTACGACCCTGAGGATTGGGAGCACGTCCCGATTAACCTTCGGGACAACCCATCCCTGGACCCGGATGAGTATCTGAAGTCTCTGGGGCCGATTCCCGCGGTGTACCGGGCGGCGTGGATTGATGGCGTGCGGATGGAGGCTCGCACCCTCTTCGACGTGTACAAGACCGTCGATAAAGCCTTGTTGACCTCCCACCGTGGCCAGCCTCGAGCGCAAGCCCTGCCGGATTCTCTGTTGGGCCGGCCGTACCACTACATTCAGGAGCTGCCGATTATCGATGGGATTCCATTACTCAAAGTTCCGTGGATACAGGTCTATCGTACTTACGACCATGGGTACAACCCTGACCCTGCTGTGGCGATGTGGTGGGTTGTCGTGGGACGTCGAGTATTTGCTGTCCACGAAGAGACATGGTTCAGGACTATCGCTGAAGATGCGGCGACAAAAATGGTCGAGACCCATAAAGAACTCTTCGGAGACATTCCCTGCTCCATGACCTACATCGACCCTGATCTGAGTTACCAGGACGGCAAGGATGCGGTACTGGTGCAAGACAAGATGGAGGCTCGTGGCGTCCCCTGTGAGCCCAGCATCAATAACCGCGTGATGATTGCCGACGCCATTCATAGCCTCTTGGGGGAGGAAATCGAACCTGGGGTACCGAGGTGTCAGATTTACGAGCCCGGGTGCCCGCTCTTGGCCAGATACCTCCCCAAAATGCGGTGGGACGAGAAGAATGAGAGGAAGATGGCGGATCACAAATTCGACCATTGGCCGATGAACATGGGCTATTTCGGCATCAGCTCAGGAGTCTTGACAGTGGCGCAGGCCATCGAAGGCAAGAAGGAACCCATCTGGAAAACCTGGGCGAATGAAGACGCCCGTCAACAAAGGATCGCGAATGGATACCGAAGGTACAGCCGGCGCTGATGTTCACGCTTGAGCCGCTTGTCTGGTATGACCCAAACAGGATTTCCACGAAGGCGCTCTACGAGGCGATGGAGGCCAAGGCTGGCACATGGATACCAGTAGAAGGCGACCCAAGCTTGGCAGTTGGGACCGTGAGCCAACGCTATCCAACACCAGACGAGTTATATCGCTGGCAACCACAGGAGAAGAAGTAAATGGACATCGAACCCGGAGCCGACAGTGGCATCACCGAGGCCTCAGCGCCAGTAGCAGATTCCGCCCCTACAGGGACGACGAACGAGATCGCGGCAGCCGTCTACGACACCGAGGCCGAAGACTCCGCAGACGAGCCCGAACTAGTAGCCGACCCAGCGCCTGAGAAGATGACCGCAGCCGAGGTCACCGAGGCTGAGCGCATTCTCATCAAGGCTGGGTTCAAGGACGCGCGGCGGAAGGATAACAGCGAGTTCCGGATCCCTAGGTCTAAGGTCATCGACCTGTTCAATAAGTCGCTCGAGGCCCTGAAAACTGAACACCAGGGCAAGTACGGCTCAGTGGAGAAGGAGCGCGACACCTTTAAAGCCGACCTGACCGAGTTCGTCAACGCCATTAAGGGAGACCCCAAGGCGTTTCTGGAGACCTTGGCCGGCCAGGATGCGCGGTACAAGTCGTTCCTGACCCCACAGGAGAAACAAGCTATTGCGGTGGACGCCAACGACCCAGAACCGCAGTTGATTCTGGACCAGGGGCCGGATGCGTACAACAAGAGCTTCGCGGCGGTACGGGCGTGGGATAAGCGCCAGTGGAAGCGGGAAGCCGTAGCCGAGGCCCAGGCCCCCTTTGCGGAACGCGAGAAGGCCGAGAAACAGCGTGAGCAGACCGAGAAGGCCCAAGGCGAGATTCGGGTCAAGGTGCGTGGCCAGATGGATGAGGCGCAGACATGGCCGCTGTTTGGGAAGATTGCTGATGACGGGAAGTTGACCGAGTTCCAGCAGGAAGTCTTCGACGCCTTCAAAGCCGATCCGACTCTCAGCCTGCACTCGGCGTACATGAAAGTGGCCGGCCCCAGGTTCAACGCGGACGAGGCCACCGTCAGGGCCAAGGTGATGAAGGAGATGCAGGACGCGCCGAAGTCCACGGCCCTTCCACGGTCAGGCGAAGCCCCACGTAAGGTAAAAACAGGCTCTATCAGGGATGCCGCAGCCGAAGTCTACGACGCAGCGTCAAAATCTTGACACCATGAAGAATCCCAAGAAGTGGCGCAGTCGGTCTTATATGGCCGACAAGGAACGCTCAGCGGTGCTGCCGCCTATCGATAAGGCGACTAGCGACTGGTGGCAAGCGCGGGCTGATTCTACACCCACTCAGGCGCAGATGGATGAGATGCGCCGCATGTACGAGGACTGCGCTAAGGGTGGAGGCCCAGCCATCCACAAGATTTGACACCGTCAAAAATCTGACATACACTCCGTAGTGGCGCACTAACCGTCTTCATCTATTAGTGCGGGTTCCTGCCCCTTACCGCAGGTTGTCTTGGGTTCCACCGGCCCCAACGGTGGGCGTGATGGCCGTTCTGAGCCTGTTCAGAACACCCAGACAACCTAACTCTAGCGGAGGGGGCCGATGGCTCTTAGCTTTGAACAGCATCTGGCGGCGACGTACGATAAGACCGTACTCGACCGCAACAAGAGCGCCGACCAGTGGTCGGACAGCTCATTCCTCATGGGGATGGAGGAAACCGGTGGACTCGAGCGGGTCTCCGGTGGCACCGATCTTAAGCTCATCCTGAACTACCGCGCGAATCCAGCGGCCGGCACGCTGGCCACTGATACCACGCTTACCAGTACCACGAAAACCGAAGTCCTGACGATGGTCCAGGCGGATTGGGCGATTGTCCAGGCTCCGATCAATTGGTCGTTCAGGGACGAGGATCTGAACACCGGACGTGAGCAGCGCATCGACCTCGTGTCGGAGCTGACGGACAACGCCCTGACCTCGCACGACGACGTGATTGAGGATGCGTTCTTCGCCGCGACTGCCACGGATGGCCTCGAGTCGCTTCCCACCCTGTTTACCACGGACGGCACCGGCACTGTGCATGGTGTGGTCAGCGGCACGGAAACGTGGTGGAAGTCACAGTTCAAGGACTGGAACAACGACACGGGCGCAACCCTGCTCGCGGACTACACGACCCTGTACAACTCCTGCGCGAAGGGCTCGAGCGGTCGTAAGCCGAACATCATCGTCTCGTCTGCGACGATGCACGCCGCATTTGAAGCGGCCCTGACCCCGAATCAGCGCTACGCCAACGTGAACAAGGCGAGCGGTGGATTCACCGAAGTGCAGTTCAAGACCATCCCGTATCTCTGGTCCTCGGCGTACACGAGTGACAGCGCGTGGATGTTCAACACCCGCGACACGAAGTTGTATGTCGTTAGAAGCGCATGGCGCAAACGCCGGTCGGCGATTGAGCACGTCAACGCGCTGATGATGAACATGAAGACCTACTCCATTTTGCAGTTCGCCACGAAGAATCGGTCTCGTGGTGGGCGGCTCTTCACGTAAGGGAGGACACGACAATGGCCTATTGCGTTGATGCTTCTCCCGCGGTTGGCGCGTCGGACGAAATCCATTCGACCGCCAAAAACAAGGTGGGGTCCGTTCGTGTGTTCTCTGACGGCAACACCTACATCTACCTCAAAGGCGTCACGTCCTGCGTAGACGGCTCTGTGGTGGCGTATCAGCCGGGCGTCTGGATAGCGGTTCTGGTTGCGACCGGGGTCAAGGGCAGTGTCGCCATCGCACAGGCGGCTGTCACGGGCAGTTCGTGGGGATGGTTCCTCCATATCGGCTCGGATGTGATCACTGTTCGCACGGCCTGCACCTCCAACACGGCACTGTTTGCCGGTGGCGTGGCGGGATATGTGGATGTGGCCGCAGTCAAGGGCGACCAGATCTTCAACCTCATGATCCGGAACGCCGCAGGTGCGGTGGGGTCGGCTCAGATCCAGATCGATCGCGCGTTCATCGGGGCGTCGAACGAGTCCACTGGCTAGTCATGGAGCGGGCTGGCTGGGTGTATATGCCCAGCAGCCCGCATCGTTGGAGGCTGATGAAGTCAGTCATCTTGGGTGGGTACCGTCACACGGTCGAAAGTCCACGGTATCACTTTCCTGAAGCCGAACTCTGGCTGCAGTCCACGAGTGCCAGAGCGTGGGATTGGGTGCTCTTTGACTGGTCGCGGTGGTTTGACGTTCACACGGTCGAGCCTCAGTCGTTCTACCCGGGTATTAAGGCCATGCGTCCTGATGTGCTCGCGTGGTACCACAAGCAGGGCAGCGAGCGCCCGATCTACATGACGGAGCGGTATCCCGCGATTATGGCGAGCCGCGCGTATCCCATCGACACGATTACTCAAGAATTTGGCGCGGACTACTTCGGGTGCCAGTTGGATTACATGGCGGCACTCGCCTTACACGAGGGGTTTGATCGCTGGATTCTCTACGGCATCGGACAACCCTATTGCCATGAACGTACAAGTGATGCCGCGCAGAAGTGGTGGTACTTCCACGGCACGTTCATGTACTGGCTTCGCCTTGCGAATGCGCGCGGGGTGGAGATTGTGTTTGACACGCTGTCATCGAATCTCATTACCCCGCAGATGATTCTGGACACAGAGAACCATCCCACGCCTCCCCCCTGCACCTTTCGCTATGGGTATGACATGGGTATAGAGCGCGAGCGCATCACCGCCGAACTACAGGACTACGCATAACAAGGAGTGTGTATGGCAGGAAAGACCGTGATTGAGAACGACGAGACTGAAACCGCAGGACCACAAGTGCTCGAGCGGATGACGGACATCCTCGAGCAGATGCAGCGCAACGCGCCACCGAATGAGCCTGGATTCGCCCACCCGGAGTACCAGAAGCGTCTCCGTGAAGAGGGCTGGTATGACGAGTTCCCGGTGGAAGTCTGGCAGAACGGCAAGAAGGCGAATGCGCGCGGCCTGAAGAAGGAAACCATCGAGGGTGTCGCCAAGTTGAAGGACGGCACGTATCTCAAGGGCACGCCGGCACAGACCGAGGTCAGTCACGACGGCAGGGGCCGTGTGCATCTCACGTATCGCGCCGGCACGTCGATGGATTCGATCAAGTTTGCGATGGCCGCAGGGACATTCGATGACTTGATTGCCAAAATCCTGGCAGAACAGAACGCCGCGTGATCACGGAGCCGGCTGTCCCGACTGAGGACGAGACGTTACCTGGGCCTGGGAAGCAGCACATCGCTGCGGCCCAGCGGATGCGTGACGATCGCGTCTCCATCTGGCAGCAGAACGTCGAGAAGCGGAAAGCCGGCAAGGGGGCCGAGTCTACGGAGCAGGGCGTCTCCATCAACAAGGACTACCCCCTCACGAAAGCCAAGATCGCGCAGCTCTCCTCACAGCAGCCTGAGATTCGTCTGTCTCCACGGCATCCAGTATTCGCGCCAGCGGTGCATGACTTCGGGCTGGAGTTGAACACCATCCTGACTGAATCAGGCGCGAATGCCACGGTGCAGGAAGAACTCGCGGACGTGGTCAACGCCTCCGGGATCGGGGGGTGCCTAGTTTCGTGTGAAGCCCTGACGGAGATGCGCTTTGACGAAGTGACGGGGATGGATGCGCCCTTCCCGACAGATCGTCAATACCTTGCGTCCAGGGTCAGCCCGCCAGACATTTTGATTCCTTCTGACTTCACCGGCAGCGATTACAACCAGTGCCGATGGTTGGGCCGTGAAGGGCGCATGACGCCGGTCGAGGCGCAGCGCGTCCTGGGGCTCACGGAGGAGCAGTTAACTGAGGCTCTCGGTGGAGACAAGCGCACCTCGAACACGAATAGCACGCTGAACACGGACTCCAACAAGTTCCGTGACAACAAGGGTGTGGTCACGTTCCAGGAGTTGTTCTACTGGCGGCACTTCTACCATCCAGAAGAGACGCGGTACAAGGCGATTCAGCATCGTGTTTTCGTGGATGGCATTGAAGCGCCCGTCCTGGACGAGCCGTATCGCGGCCAGAAGGCACTGCCGGACGGGACACTCGTTGGCGTCCTTGAACTTCCGCTTCTGATTCTGACGCTGACGTATATCAGCGATGAGGCCTTGCCTCCATCAGACTCCACGATCGGGCGGTATTGCGTTGACGAACTCGAGACGAGCAGAACGCAGATTGGCCTGCAGCGAAAGCACTCGATTCCGCGCCTCTGGTTCGATACCGGACGCCTCGGACCCAATGGGCGCGTGCTGCTCGAGAACGATGAGTATCTCGGCGCGATTCCCATTCAGGGGCCTGGAGACCGCGCGATCGGGCAGATCCAGACCGGGGCGTATCCGCCTGAGAAGTATGAACTCGACCGCATCATCGGGTCCGATCTGTCTGAAATCTGGCAGGTGGGCGCGAATCAGACCAACTCCTTCTCTGAGGGTGAGCACAGCGCCACGGAAGCGCGCGTCATTCAGCAGAACTTTCAGACCCGCATAGGGCAGGAGCGCGATCGGGTTACGAAGCACTGGTTAGCCATTGCGCGGGTGATGGCGGGCCACATGGCTTTGTACGGCCAGTTCCAGCTCCCAGAGGGGATTCAGCCAGAGTCGATTGCGAACGGATTTATCTACTCAGTGCGCGTGGATTCCACCGTACTGCTGGATTCCCATCAGCAGATCGAGCAGATCAAAGACTACGTGAATATGTGGGGCCAGAGCGGGACTGCCAACCTGCTCGTGCTCGCACGGAAGCACGCGGAGTTGCTTGGGTGGAACCCGGAGGAAGTCACGGTCCCACCGCAGCCCAAGGCTCCTGAGCCGGTCAAGATTTCCATCGGGAGTGCGGAGGACATCATCAACCCACTCATGCTGGCGGCATTGTCGCGGACGAATCAGTTACCCACTCCGCAGGACGTGACTGCGGTGGCCGCACTCCTCGCGGCGATTGAGAGCAATCCCAGCATGGCCGCGCAGATGGTGCCACCGGAACCTGCGGAAGATGGCCAGCCCGCGCAGATTGAGGCTCCCGGCATCGCACATCCGGACATGCAGGAACAGCCGCGTATTAACAAGCGCGATCAGGATGGTGGGGCATGACCTGTTCAACCTGCATCTATTGGCAGAGCGACAACAAGACCTGTCACAAGGCACCCCCGGTCGCCATTCACGGCTTCCCAACAGTGAAGGGCAGTGACTGGTGCGGTGAGTGGGCTGATGAGCAGCCTGCACGTATAGCAGAACCGCAGCCGGTGATGGCGGTGGTGCCTGCGCCAGTTGAAGTGCCAGAGCAGAAGTTCTGGAAAGACAAGTCATGGAGAGAGCGGCTAGGGATATGACTTGTTATCTCTCAGATGAATCTAGGAGACGGTTGGAGTTGCGTGCTCAGTGGTCATTCGTGAGTGAGCCATCGCGAGATGGGTTCTTTAGATTGTTCAATAAGAACGCATTGTGCACCACATTTGTGCGACCAGTGAGTCAATGCCCAGACAAGATGGTGTGGATTGTCGAGGTAGACGAGCCGATTGATCCACATTTCAAAAACACGCTGGTGCCAGTATGACCTGTGAACGCTGTTACAAGCCGTTGGACGTTGGTGAGCACGGACACAGGCTCTGCCCGCTGGAAGCACGCAGGCGGTCTGCTGCGGTGTGGCAGGACTCCATCGAGGGCGGGCTGGTCATCGAGCACGGTCTGTGTAATGAGGACGGCACGCCACGCACCTACTACTCGCGGACGGAGATTCGCGATGAGTGTGCGCGCCGAGGGTTGGTGCCGTGGACAGACATCCACACGGAAGACAAGACCAAGCCAGCGATTGAGCGTGGGGAGTGGCTGAAATCCAGTGAGGCCCAGCGCGCCCGTCGAGAGCGCGTTGAACTACGTGAGCAGGATCGGTTAGCAGGGCGAAGGGCGGTTCGGTGACATTCGACGAAATCGTTGACGCGGTGATGACGCGCTGCAACCTGCAGAGCGATGAGGCCGAAGACCGCGTTGGCGTCGCCGTGAACCAGCACTATCGGCGGATCACCTCCAAGCTGGGGATGACTACCACGCGATTCGTCACGCGCGCCGTCGCCATGACGGTGGGGGTGCGCGAAGTCACCTTCTCCTCGATCGAGAAAATTGACCGTGTCATCGATGTCACCACGGCGACCGCGATTAACCCGTTATTCGAGCGCAGCCTGCATGAACTCCGCACGCTGCAGCCTGGATCGTCTGCGCCCACGAAATGGGCGACCAAGAACGTACTGGGCACATCGGTGGTGATCCTCACGGACACCGTCCCTGATGAGGCCTACGCGCTGCAGGCCGATGGATGGACCTCACTGTCGGATCTGGAAACCACGGACGTGCCGGCATTCCCAGCTTCTTTCCATGACATTTTAACGTTTAACGTCATCTCCGAAGAACTGCTGCGGAAAGAGAAGACGGACCTCTCTGACCGCTATCACTTGATGGCTGACAAGCTCTTTAGTGATCTGCAGTTCCATCTTGCGGACAGCCCGACCTACCACACGCGGCAGGGGGATACCGACTCTAGTGGGTTTGGTAGCGGGGCGTCAGGTGGGTCAGCGACAGACGAATACGCACGCAAGCTCACCAACGAGACCATCCTTGGGTTCTGGACGTTTGGCAGCACGATCACGCTCAGTAACGCCACACCCATCATCAAGACCGACACCATCGACGGCACCGACACCAAGCACATTGAGATTGTCGCTGGTGGAGATAGCGGCCTTGACCGTGGCTCACGAATCATCCTGTATGGCAATGAAGCATCCCCGCCAGGAGTTGCGGCATTACAGGCCGGTAACGTCGCCAATTCCTATGTCGCACTGAGTCGGGGCGATGGTGGCCATTCGATCACCGTGGACGGCACGTCTGGTCTGGTGACATTGGGCTATGGGCAGGTGAAGTTCCCTGCGTCACAGAACGCCTCCACGAATGTCAACACACTGGACGACTACGAGGAAGGCAGTTGGACACCCACGATCACCGGGTCTGGCGGGGCGAGCGGGCAAACCTACTCAGTGCAATCTGGGCGATACGTCAAGATTGGGAAGCACGTCACGCTCTGGGGCCGAGTCACGCTGTCTGGGTTGGGCACCATTACCACCAGCGCGCAGATCGACGGCTTCCCATTCACGGCGCATAACGTCGTCAACTCAGGTGGGTCGATCGGGTATTTCGCGGCGATGACCGCGACGTTCGGCAGTCTGTCGATGCTCGTGCAGACCGCCACCACCAAGGCCACGCTCTACGGCCTCAAGGTGCCCGCCACGGGTATGACGGCACTGGTGCAGGCCGATATGTCTAATACCACAGACATCATCTTCACGGTGACCTATGAGGCGTCGGCCTGATGGCGGATCTCCTCATCCAAAGCCTCCAAGGGGGGCTCTGCACGAAGTCGCCCACGAGTATGTTGGACAACCAGTGCTCGTACGCCTTGAACGTGGAGTTCTACAAGTCGAGGTGTGGCGAACGGCGTCTGGGCAGTGAGGCGATCGATTACGTCGGCAGTGCGGTTGAGGGTGCGTCTGAAATCTATTGGGAGTTCCGGCACACCCCAACCGCGGACCACCGTGACGCGCAGTACTGGGCGATGGGGTTAGTGGCCGGCGCGATTACCCTCGTCTACAAAGACACCACCTGGCACACGGTCTCCGTTCCTGACACACCCGTGGTGGATGGTGTGGCTGAACGGTGCTGGGCTGGGGCCTCTCTCCACGGGAAGTTGTTTATCGCCTACAACTCTGGGTCAGACCGACTACACGTCTGGGACGGTACGAGCCTGCGGAGGACTGGCCTTGCACAGCCAGCGGCCCCCACAGCCGCAGACACTGGAGGCGCTGGTGCGATTGAAGACATTCGCTACTACCGCGTGCGCTACACGGTGCAGGCGGCTGGCACGACCCTTCGTCGCAGTGAGCCATCGGCATCGCTGACGCACAACGCCACTTCCACGGCATCTGTCACCGTGACGAAGCCGGCCACGATATCCGAGAGCGAGACGCACTGGGAACTCGAGGCCAGCGAAGACAACGTCCTGTTCTACCGCATCGCCACAACGGTGGTCGGGACGACGACCTACGTGGACAGCACGGCAGATGCCTCCGATTACACGTCTGGGACGCTCAGCGAGAATATTGGCGATTACACGCTGCTGCCGTCTGCGCGGTATCTCCTTGCCGAAGAAGACCGGCTGATGTTCGCAGGGTCGTTCGAGTCAGCGACTCTAGCTTCACAGGTCGCGTGGACACCAGTCTATGCCGATCCGGGTGTGGGGAACGACGAGCGGTATGCGCTGGTCACTGATCCGTTTAAGAACCTGAACAACCTCGATGGTGGCGGGATCACCGCCCTGCATGGTCCGGTGAATGGCTACGTCTATGCCTTTAAGTTAGAGCACACCTATCAGGGGTTGCGGACGGGAGACAGGGACAACGCCTATGAGTTCATCTGTCTTACGAAGTCCCGTGGGGCGATTCCTGGCACGGTGGTATCTGGCATCGATAATAGCGGACTCCCGTCTGTCTTCGCGCTGGACCCTCATGTCGGTCCTACACGGATGGGTGGGTCTGGCGGTGGGATTGAGACGTGCGGGGCAGACCTTATCAAATTGTGGGAACTCTACCGAACGGGCGCGGTGGCCAGTGCGGTGTGGACGACGCAGTTAGCGGTGTATGTCCCAGAGAAACGCCAAGTGCAGTTCTGGCTGGCAGGCAACCCCGTGTGTCTCGTGCTGCATACACAGCACATGCGCTCGTCTGAAGAAGGCTTCAGGGGTGGCTGGTCGTTCTGGGTGGTCCCGACGCAGACCTATACCGCGTGCCTGTTCTCGACCAACATCGACGCGGATACTGAGCGCACGCTGACCCTGCGTCCATTTCTCGGCACGTCTGCGGCTGGTGGCCTCATGCTGCTGACGGACACCGGGAACGACGACAACGGCACCTCTTATCAGGGCAGCGTCTATACCCGTCAGTTTCTACTTGGAAATTACCTCCACGACGCCGAGATCAAGGATCTCGTGGTCTATGGGCTGGCGCGTGAAGGGGCACACGTCAAGGTGCAGTTGTTCGGCAACAAGGCCGATGATGGGCTGATTAGCGATTCCACGGCATCGGTGGACTTCTCGCCCCATGCCAACGAGGGAGTGGTCTTCTATTCGGATGGCTATGCCATCAGGCACGCAGACGAACTCGGCCTCTCGGAAGTGAAATCGGTGTGGGTGGGCATCTTCGATCTCCCTGATTCCGACACGACGCAGTGGGAGATTGAGGCGATTGCGATGTCGGTGGTGTCTGGGAATAAGGCGGGAGGGGCACGATGAGCCTCCGCAACCGGAACCAGTATCCCAATCAGGTGCGGCAGGAATTTGAGCACTTCGACCGCAGCATCCGTAAGGTGCAGAACTCCATCGCCTTTGTGCCTGTTGGCATTCGCGTGACGTTCACAGGGCCGACCTGTCCAACCGGATGGTTGTTTTGTGATGGCGGGGAGTATTCGCGCACGAAGTATGCGGCCTTGTTCCGAGAGATAGGCGTGGAGGGCGGGGCTGGAGATGGCACGTCCTCGTTCAATGTGCCTACCGCGGCAGACGAGATCATTTTCACGGGAGTGGCCTGATGGCGACCCAGTACGACATGGAAGAGGAACTGGCCAAGCGTGGCGCGAGCCCAGGCATCGCCAGTGGGCAGACGGTCAACCCGAACCAGTGGGTGCAGGACACCGGCCGGCAGTCGTATCACTACGCCACAATTCCTGACGCCTACAAGAACATCCCTGGTTTTACGGATGTGGCGAATGACCCGAGTCAGGATCCGGGTAAGTTCGCGCAGGACTATCTCGAAAAGAAGCGTGGTCAAGGGCTGACAGACAGCAGTGACGCCGCTGCGTTGGGCGGTCAGGGGTTTCTCGGTGGAGCACCACCCAGCCAGTTGCCGAAGAACGCCACACCCGCGCAGCAGTGGAACGCGCAGCCTGCACCAGCAGCAGCGACGACGACGGCAACGCCTGCCGTGCAGCAGTCAGCGAGTACGGCAGGCCGTGATGCGTTGTTCGAGCAGTTGATGGCTCGAGCGCGACAGAGCACTGCCGTCAGCGCAGACGACCCGACCATCAAGGCGCAAGTGGATCCATATGTGGCCCAACAGACTAGGGCCAGTCGGGAGTATCTCGCGAAAGTGGCAGAGCAGCAGGGGCCACTCGGGAATATTGGCGGCGAGCAGCGCATGGCGGCTGAGAAGTTGGGCCAGAACTCGGGGCTATTCGAGGCCGAGTTGATAGGGCGCGAGATTAAAGCCAAGCGCGATGAAGTCGCGGATGCGTTGCAGTTGGCGACACAGATGGGAAATTCCTCTGCCGTGTTGGAGATGCAGGAGAAGTTGAAACTCCTGGATAACCAAGCGAGGGATGCCGATCGCATCGTGACACAGCACGGGCAGGAACAGGACTACAGCTTGGCCCAGCAGGGATACGGCATCCAGCGCCTTGGGTTGGACAACCAGCGGTATGGACAGGACCAAGCGATGGAGCAGTTCCTTCGCGAATTGGCGCTGAGAGAGTGGACAGCAACAGATCAGTCCGACCAGGACTGGGCGCGGTTGGGAGGGTAGCGTGGGGTTCCTCGACGTACTCAAAGGCATCGGCAAGGTTGGTCTTGGGTTCGCCACTGGTGGTCCTGTAGGGGCTATCGGTGCTGGTCTTGGGGCGATCTCACAGGGCCAAGCGCACAACCGTGGCGAGAAGTTCGGTGGGCAGTTGGACATGGAACGCGCGCTGATCGAGCGCGAGTTGATGAACAACCAGTCACGTAAGGGTGCGTGGCAAGGGTTGCTCTCGGCGCAGCACACCATCAACCCTGGCCCTAGACCGCAGTTGTCACGGTATTCCGTCGCTCCAAGGCAGGCGGGAGCCGCAGAACTCTCTGGTGCGGATGCACTCACGCGAGAGGTCTCAGCACGGCTGCAGCGTGGACCATCGCAGGCGGCTATCGATCCGAAGTTACTGGACCCTGGACTCATGGAGCGCATCTTGGGCTACGGCTCTGCGGGCATGGGTGCGTTGGGCATCTATCAGCAGTCACGGCAGATTCCGAATCAGGGCGGCAATGCCCTTGCGCGCATCTTGGCCACGCAGCAGGCACCGAGGATCTGATGGGATCACCACGATTCGTCTCTCCTGGAGCCTTGGGCGGCAACGCCATTGAGCAATTCCTGATGCAGCAGGCGATGGCGAAGCGTCAGGCGCAGATCGACGCCATGCAGCAGCAGGCGATGCAGCAGCAATCCGCGCGTCAGGATGCCGCACTCGCACTCCAGCAGCAGCAGGAACAGCGCATTGCACAGGACCGCGATGCACAGACCGCACAACAGGCGGAGCAGTTCAAGCTGGGCCTGATGGACAAGGCCGACTCTCGCGCGATGAACTTCATGACCGCCGAGGCCAATAACATCGCGCGTGCTGATGTGGCCTCACAGAACGCTGAGGCGAGGGCGGCACAGGCAGCGCAGGCCGACGAAACCAAGCGATTCCTTGCGACTATCGCGGGCCAGGGCTCACAAAACTCTCGAGTCATTCAGGACCAAATTCGGCTCAGTGAAGAGAAGCGCGATCAACAGCGGTTTGAGGACTCACGGGCGGCACAGGCGGCGAAGGACGCAGACACCGTGCGGCGCAGCAAGGCTGTTGAAGATGCTGACGACTCCTACGCCACTGACATGCTGACGACGTTGTCTCGATTGATTGACGAGCAAGGCAACCTGACGCCAGCAGCTCAGTCCGTGGTGGGTGGATTTGATGGGTGGGTTCCCGGTGGGGCGCACGTCTTTAATCAGGACGCGATTCAAGACCTGGATCACGTCCAGTCGTTACTGACCCTTGAGAAACTGGGTGAACTCAAGAACCAGTCGCGCACAGGTGCCACTGGGTTCGGCGCATTGAGCGCTCCGGAGTTGGGCGTCCTTCAAGGCGGCGCATCCAAGGTGAAGAACCGCAGGCAGAGTCACGGGGCGTACGCGACTGAGCTGGCCCGTCTCAGGGATGCGGCGAACAAGATTAAGAGTAGCCGTGGTGGTGCTGCACCGGCAGAGGCAGCGCCAGCCACGGGTGGGCGTGTAACGGTGATTGCGCCTGACGGGAAGCGCGGGACAATCCCGGCATCTCAGCTTCAGGACGCATTGGCGCAGGGCTATAAGCAGCAGTAATGCCGCAGATCGACTTCCAGCCCATCGACTTTCAGCCGGATTTTCAGCCGGAAGCGGCAGCTCCCCCGCCGAATCCTGACCTGATTCCTATTGAGCAGCGCACGTTGCAGCAGGCCTCTGATGCCGCACCGGACATGCTCAAGGAGTGGGCGACACAGGTTGGGCCACTGGCGGCCGGTGGTGTCATCGGTAAGGCGCTGCCATTCCTGAAGGCTCCACTCGCGCGGGCCGCGCTGTCTCCTGTGGGGCAGGCTGCTATTGGCGGCATCGGCGGCTATGTCACTGGCGGGCCAGTGGGAGCCGTGATTGGGGCTGGAACAGGGTTTACGGGTGGCGTTGTTGGCAAGGGTAGGATCCACGAATTTTTGAGCCGCCACGGTCTTGGCAAGCCCGACAAGGTCGCACAGGGCATGAGCTCGGTTGCCAGCAAGCCATTGGATATTGACGAAATGATTGCTGCGGCACATGCGAAGGTGCGTGCTGCTCCGCCCGTAGTCGCACCGAAGGCATCAGCAGCGACCAGCGCCAGCCTCGAGAACGAGTTAGCCAAGCGCATCGACTGGCGCACGACAGATGCGGTGCCGATTGATGCCATGAAACATGCGATGGGCAAGGGCGGGTCGATTATCGAAGCGGGAGAGAGCATCCCCGGATTAGCGGATCGGATGGCGGCGCTGTTGAAGCAGAACACACCCACGGCATTACAGGAAGCACAGACATTGGCAAAGGCGCTCAGACAACGCGGGCACATCACCGCAAAAGGGATGAAATGAGAAAGTCACTGGTTTTGATGCTCGCACTGCTGGGCATTCCGTTTACTGCCAGCGCGCAGATCAATCCGACAGGGACGATCAGCACGGCTGGATCTGATTGCTCAACATCCACCAACTGCGTGGGGTGGTCTGCCTTCGACCTCGAGAGCTTCGGTGTCTACATCAATGTGGGCACCTCTGGCACATTTGTGTATGAGGTGAGTCAGGACGCCACGGCGCTCACCAACGGCACATGGGCGGCCATTGATGATGCGGATGGGAATGCTAGTGCCACAGCAGACGGGGCGTACTACTTCGCCAATTCAGGGTTCCTGATGTTCCGCATCAGGGCGTCCGCGATTAGCGGTGCGGCCACGGTGATTCAGGCGCGTGGCTACGGCGGCAGCGCTGGTGGGAACAGCGCGAGTGTCTCAGGTGATGTGACGATCACTGGCGGTGACGGTGTGCCAGTCTGCGAGATCGGTTCGTGCGACACCGTCACGTCAGCGCGACCCGTTGTGGAGGTGGACCCAGATACAGGCGCACCAGTGACCTACGGGACAGTGTGGACGCTGGATATTCCCTTCGATTCTGAGTTTGACGCACCTGGATTACTCCTGCGAGGTAAGACCGCCCCAGTAGACCAAGCCAGCGTGGATGACTCCCTGGTGGCGGCGAATGCTGACCAGTATGGGTCACTGCGGATCCTACCGTCCATTGGTGGAGTAGACCTGACAGCTACGTCTACATCACTGAACGTCAACCAGACAAATCCATG